TAACGATTGACGAAGTAGAGTACAACGCTGAAGATTTTAGCCAAGAACAGGCGGCAATGTTTAACCACTGCGTTGACTTAGACCGTAAAATATCATCTACTAGGTTTCAGATTGACCAATTAATTGTGGGTAAAGATGCATTTCTGTCAATGCTTAAAGCCTCATTTTCAAAGCAAGATGAAGCTACTACAATTGACAATTAACTAGCGAGCAGAACATGGAACGCACCGTCGACACAGCGCACAGCCGGATTGATGCTCTAGAAAAAGAAGTCATCGCAATTAAGACCGAGGTGCGTATCCAGTTTAAAGACTTGTTTGGGCGCGTTAAGAGGCTGGAAACCATCCTGCTTACCGCAACCGGCACAATCATGGTTCTATTGCTGACAGTATTGTCGAAGATGGGTTGACGTGTTACTTGAGCTTGCTGCTGCCAACGCAGCCTTTGCTGTCATAAAAGAAACCATTGCCAACGGTGGCGACATCATGTCGGCAGGTCAGCACATCTTTAAGTTCTTTGATTCCAAATCAGAGATTTCCAAGAAGGCCAGCCAATCAGGCTCAGACTCAGAAGCATTCTTTGCGCTTGAACAAATCAAGCAGCACGAGATACAGCTGAAAGAGTTGATGATATATCAAGGGCGTGGTGGCCTTTGGGATGAGTGGCTTGCATTCCAAGTGGAAGCAAGAAAAAAACGAGAGGCAGAAGCGCGTGCAATAGTGCTTAAGAAGCGCAGGAGCATACAAGCCATTAAAGGCGTGCTGACGGGCGTGGCGGTGTTTCTGCTAGGGGTAACAGGCATCGGCGTTGTTTTGCTGCTTGTATGGTTTGTGGTAACTAAAGGCGGGCAACAATGAACGAACTATTGGGATTACTTAAAAATGCAGCACCTGCAATTGCCACTGCGCTTGGCGGGCCTTTGGGTGGCATGGCAGTTAGTGCGTTGGCTGCCAAGTTTGGGGTGGCTGACGAGTTGGAAGCGGTCACGGCGGCGATTAAAGCAGACCCAGAGGCGACAATAAAGTTGCGGGAACTGGAACAAGCGCGATTCCAAGCTGTGTTAGCTGACAAATCCTCTGCGCGAGCGCGTGAGGTGGAAATAACAAATAGCGCTAACGCACCACTGCTTAATAAAATTGTCACACCGGCTTTGGCGCTTGGGGTTGTTGGTCTGTCGTTTGCTCTGTTTGCAGTGCTTATCTTTGTCGAAGTAAAGACAGAAGCTAAAGACATCTTGATTTACATTCTTGGCGTGCTATCTGCCGCTGTAACACAAATTCTGTCGTACTATTTTGGCTCAAGCCAAGGCAGTAAAGACAAAGAGGAAAAGTTATCAGGTTTTATGTCAAACAAGGAGTAAATCATGGTTTGGTTGCCTGTTGTTTTTATTTGCCTCAGTGGCGGCAATTGCGGGTTTGCCAACGGCAGCTTAACAGCGACAGCCAGCCAGTGCGAGAAGACGAATTACGCGGTCAGACAGAAGCTGGCCACAGACCTGGATGTTGCAAGTTTTAAACTTGTCTGCATAGAAATAAAGAAAGACGATTTTATATGAAGCTGTCGGCAAACTTCTCGCTGAACGAACTCACTAAGTCTGAGGCGGCAACTCGCAACGGCATATTTAACACTCCGTCTGCGCTGGTCATTGAAAAGCTGCAAGCGTTGACTGACAACATCCTGCAACCCTTGCGCGACAAGTTTGGCGCAGTCATTGTTACAAGCGGCTACCGTTCGCCAGAGGTAAATAAAGCGATTGGTGGCAGCGCTACCTCGCATCACTGTTTTGGCTACGCAGCCGATTTTGAGGTGCTTGGCAAGGATAACCGCGAGTTAGCTATATACATCCGAGACTCGCTAACTTATACCCAACTGATACTTGAGTTTTATAACGGCGAGCCGGATTCAGGATGGGTTCACTGTTCTTATGACGAGGCAGACTTAAAGTGCCAGACTCTTACTGCGCGTCGGGTTAACGGGCGCACTCAGTACTCCAACGGGATTCTTTGACCGACCTGCAACGACAAGTTCTTTTGTTGAAAAGAGGTGACCGTTGGCACACACGTAACGCCTGTATGTAGACCCGTTTGCCCGCTGGCGAGTCTCTTTGACCTCGCACCAACCATTGCATTCTGGGCAGTTCATAAATCAATTTCCAACCAGCGGGCAATGCGTTGCCACGGCGTCTTGGGCTTGGCCAATAACGCTGTCTGCAAGAGCATCATGTCACGGCCAATATCCGCAGGTCGTACTGGTTGCTTGTAGTGCAGGCCAATCCGCACCTTGCCTGTGTTGTAAATCATTTTACAAGCACCTTTCTGCCATCGCGGTAAAACAACCACCTGCCAACGCGAGACGGGTAAGCCAAGTTTTCCTCGCTGCCAGCTCGAACAGGAGTTGAACTGAAGTCGCGTGGCTCCAGTGTAGATTTAAAGTTTCCCGTGTAGCGAGTCGGGTTTACGTTTCCATTAGTGCTCATTTTGACAACTCCAGTAGAAGGCCGTATGCAACGGCAATTGATACAGCGACAATTACTGCAAGTTCGATGTAGGACGATAATCCAAGGCTGGCTAAGAATTTATTGCTCATTTTTGCGGTCTTTCTCGATGTCGTATTGTTCGTGTTCCCAGTCGTCACGCTCTTGACGAGCCTCTAGGTATTCCTCGTATTCGTCTTCAGTATCAAAATCCATTACTCTCTCCTAGTGAGGCCGAAGCCCCGTTGGTTTATTAATCTTGTGGCAGCAATACATACCATTGCCAGTGCGTGTCTGTTCCTGCTGTGAATTGCCCAAGGCAAAAACAAACTGCTTGGTCAAACTCAAGCAGTTTGTTTGATTTGTCTTCAGCTTCCGTTGCCACCGCCCACTGCGTGTCGCTGCGCGAAGATGGCAATCTGCACTTTGCCAATTTTAGGTTTCTCAGGCCGCAGGGCGGCTGGATGTCTGCAATTTGCTCGCCTTTTAATCCGCTTGCTGTGTCGTATGTAAAAACTTTCATTTCAATCTCCTGTTTGGTTGGTATGTGTTTATTATACACACAAATACAAGCCAAACAGGAGGTTTATTAAGTTATTTTTCTAGGTGTTTACCCTATTGCTTTTTTGAGCAAAAACACGATTTGAGCAGTCAACGAGCGCTCATTTTGCTTTGCCAGTGAAACCAGCTTGGTGTGCAGTGGCTTTGGTACGCGCAAGCTGACGTACTCTTTAAGTTCTTTTTCCATTATTTACTCCTATTGAAACCAGATTAGCGTGCCGTGTACCCAGGCGATTGGGAACAACAGCGCGCCTGCTATTAAAAAGCCCCACGAGCCATCCAGAAGGCAGGTGATGATATGCGTGAGCCACGCGGATATTATCCATGCGACAAATATGTAAGGCCACATATCTACTCCTAAAACGGCAAATCTTCTATGAAGTCAGGATTTGCTTGTGGTGCTTGACGTGTAGGTGCTTGCTGCGTTGCAGACTGCTGCTGGTCTTTGGGCTGGAAGCTGAACGACATAAACTTCGTGCCGTTTGCACCAGTCTTTAGCCATGCGCTCATCCACATCTCAACACCACCGACCATGCATCCGCCTTTGTAGTCTGGGTGGTTTTCTTTTTCTTTGCGGTCATTTTTGAAAAGTGAGCCTGAGTTGTCGCGTTGTTCATATGCCATTTGATTATTCCTCGGTGGTTAAAAAATATTTTGCAAACGTTTTGCCGTTTTGTGTGACGTATTCTGTCTCTATTGCCATTCCTTCTTTGCGTAACTTATGGATTGCAGCAGCCAGTCTAAAACAGCCGTATTTATTTAAAGCCTGCAAAGGTGTTATCGACTTGCCAGACATTAAATCTTTTTGAATTTTATAAATTGCGGTCATAACGCCTCCATTGCAGCTTTTAGCTTGACTACTTTTTTGTTTAACTCCTCAATAAACCGTGTTATTTCCAGTTCCATCTCTGCAATAAAAGCATCGTCGCGGTCTACGCGCACCACCAACAACTGAGCTTTTTCAGGCATTCGTGGGTCGTAAATAACGTAGTCACACCACTTGCGCTGAGTACAAGCCATCTGCATTTGCATTTGAACGTTGTACTTGCTAGCTACCGGATTCTTGTCGTCCGCCCACTTCAACCAAGCCTCTAGTGCCGTGTTAGTGTTTGGGCATTTAATCTCAACCAGGCCACTGTCACCCACCAGCCCATCAGGTGAAGCTCCACAGCCTGCAATTGTCGGATGGAGTATGAACCCTACTTCGTCAACCAAAACGTCTGTCTTAGCCTCGTATGCTGCGCGTGCAAAGGGTTCTTGCTCATTACCCCATGCCATCGCAGCGTTGCTGTAAGACTCCTCGCGCTGGCCTGTGACCAACTCACACACTAATTGCGCCATGTAGTTGTCGCGGCTGGCTGAGTAACCCGACTTGGTTTTGGCCATGAGGTCAGCTACACGGCTGGCGGTAACTTGGCCGGTTCTGCACGCCATCCATTCAGGCGTGTTTTGTTTTTCAGACATACGATTCTCCTGTTATTTTTTGAACCAACTTCATTGCGTCTTGAATGTCCGGTGGCTGGTTTTTAAAGGGCATGGCTTTGTAAAAATTGTCTTTTGTTTTGTTTGAATACCAGCCGATAAATCTGCGTAAAAGCTCTAACATTTCAGGCGAGTGGGCCATCATCAGTGCATTAGCCCGTTGCTCACCAGCGGGAACTGTTTTGCGGTTCGGTATGTTGGCAATCGTTGTCCCGTGAACGCCTGTCTTTCTTACCGTAATGCTGTACGGGTTAGTCGTCCAGGGCGTGTTATCTTGAAAGTTCCATCGTTCTGGGGTATGACTCATGCTGACAACTCCTCTTTGCGTTGGTTCTTTGACGCAATAACGTGAGCCTTGGCTGCATCGTCTGCGCCACAAAACTTGATTGCCTCGGTGTAAACGTTCTTCAGGTCATCAAGCGTTTGGGC